GGGGTCTCTGGGGCGCGGTAAGGCGATAACGTACTTGCATGGTACTGAGACATCTAGTTGGGGAGATGAGGAGGGCCTAGCGTCTCTCTTGGCATCTCTTGCGGAGACCAATCCTCAGCGGTTGTATTTATTTGAGAGTACTGCTCGTGGGTTTAATATGTTCCACGATATGTATGTAACGGCTAAGAAGGCTAGAACTCAGAGGGCTATATTCTGTGGATGGTGGAGAAATGAGCTTTATTCTGTAGAAGCAGAGACGGATGTTTATAAGGTTTACTGGGATGGCAAATTAACTGGGGAAGAGAAAGAGTGGGTGAAGGACATCAAGAAGTTATACGGGGTGGAGATCAACAGCAGGCAGATGGCGTGGTGGAGATGGAAGCTGCACGAGGGGATCAAGGACGATGCGTTGATGTACCAGGAGTTTCCTCCTACGGAAGACTACGCATTCGTGATGACTGGTACGAGCTTCTTCTCAAACTCCCGGTGTACTGACGCTGCCAAGAAGTCTCGTGCGCTTCATCCGGAGTGTTTCCGCTATGCTTTCGGGGCAATGTTCCAAGACACAGATGTTTTGAAGTCCACGGAGAAGTTGGGGACCTTGAAGATCTGGGAACAGCCTATTGACACGGCCTATTACGTCATTGGTGCTGATCCTGCTTATGGATCATCCGATTGGGCAGACCGATTTTCTATCCAAGTGTTCCGCGTCTATGCAAATGGCATGGAGCAGGTGGCCGAGTTTGCGACCAGTGAGATGAACACCTACCAATTTGCGTGGGTGATTGCTCATCTTGCCGGTGCGTACAAGAATTCAACTCTGAACTTGGAAGTCAACGGTCCAGGTCAGGCGGTCATCAACGAGATGCGTAACCTAAAACGTCTTGCTGCCGCACAAGGTACTGCCGGTCACGGCATCATGGACGTTCTGGGGTCTATGCAGAACTACATCTGGCGTCGTAATGACACCATGTCGGGGCTATCCAACTCCATTGGCTTCTTGACTACGAGTCAGACCAAGGAACGGATGCTGACCTACATGAAGGATTACTTCGAACGTGGGTTGATGGAAATCAAGTCTATGGACTTGCTAGACGAGATGAAGGGAATAGTTCGTGAGGGCGGGTTTATCGGTGCGCCTGGGCGCGGCAAAGATGATAGAGTCATTGCCAGTGCCCTTGCGGCTGTTGCCTATGCCGAGCAGGTTCAACCAAGATTGATTGCGATGAGATTGACGAAAGAAATCTCTCATGCCCAAGAGAACCAAACGCCAGAGCAGATCGCTGCTGGACGTAACGTATCCAATTATCTAAAACGTATCGGGATGTACGGTGGCAGCTCCACACACTGATCTCACAATCGTATCCATTTACGGCCACAACGATGGCGCTGCTGCCATCCCAAGTCTCATCGAGAGTCTTGCCCAGTTGCCCGGAAGCCGGGGTCTGCTGATCTCTCTTGAAAGACCCCCTTCTTTGCCAGACCATATTGCTTGGAAACAAACAGCACCGCTGGATTACTTCCAATACTCGATGTTTTGTATGTACTGCCTGCACTCGTACATCGAGACCGAGTACTGCTTAGTAGTACAAGACGATGGTTGGGTCATCAACGGCGAGAACTTCACGGACGAGTACTACGAGTACGACTATGTGGGCGCACCTACCCACATGGGCATCCTGAACGACCACGCCATGTTCCACTATTCGTGGGTTCATGTGAAAGACCCCATCGTTGTCCAGAACGGCGGACTATCCCTGCGTAGCCGCAAGTTCTTGCAAGCACCTAGCAAACACGGTGTTGTACATAAGTTGTACACACATCAGCCGTTCATCAACGAAGATGTCCAACTATCAGGTTTGCTGCGACCTCAACTGGAATCCTTGGGCGTCCGGTTTGCGCCGTTGCACATTGCCAAACACTTTTCGATTGAGTACATGGGTCCAGGCCTACACGATGACATTGACCTTGAGCGGCTGGTCGGTCATCACGGACCCAGTAGAAAATTGATCGGCCACAAATCCATTGCCTTGCGACACACCGCAGAAGAATGCGATAACGTCTTTGGTGAACTAGACTTCCTGATGTTCTTGCAAGACAAGGGCTATAAGTTTGAATACCGTCATTCCTAAACAAGAACTCAAACTCTTGGTTGGTAGATTCCTCAAGGATAAGCAACGCGGTATCTCTATTCAGAAGTTTGCTGACCTCTGCGGGATCTCCAGAGAATTCTTGGCAGACGTTTTTATCTACGAGAGCGCACCCATGAGCGAGACCACACAACGTCGGGTCTCTTCCGCTTACCAAGCGTGGCGGGAAGGCCGAGTGCGAATCATGCGACGCAAAGACCAAACCCAATACGTTGACTACCGCAAGGTTGCAGAACCTGCTATCTTCTCGCACATGGGGATCGTCAAGTCCCCTGACGGATTCAAACTATCTATCGGCCCCCGTAATCGTCACGATTACTCTTATCCTACTTTGGACGAATCATGAGCGTACTCCACGACTATCTTTGCGCGTCTCACGGCCTCTTCGAATCTTATGAGCCTGAGTGCCCTATCAAATTCTGCACAGCAGAACTCAATATGGTTTTCTTGAAACCAGTTGCTGTCAAATCAGACAAGACAAAGCAGGCTGATCGCAATTTGCGCGGACTAGCCCAAGACTTCAAGATGTCCGACATCAAGTCCACCCGTGAAGGTGACACACAAGCCGGTTATCATCACCATCAAATCCCTGAAGAGCCAAAAGAGAGAGAGCCTCGCCCAGGCGATGCTGCAATCTGGGGTGGCAACTTCAACAACATCAATATGCAAGCAGCACTTGCCGGACAAGTCGCTCAGTCGGTTCGTGGAGAATCTGTTGGCGTAAACCCGAAAGATACTGGTAATCTCACGGGACCCAAAGC